CGGGTGTTTTGGGAGAACTTCATTCCAGAAGAGGGAATGAAGGAACGGATCGAAAAAGACCATGTGCCGTATGACACGTGGGCAGCGGCCGGGCACCTGCATGTGACGCCTGGCAATGTCGTGGATTACACCGAGATCAAGCGGGTGATCCTGGAGATCAAGCGGCTGTTCAATATCAAGGAAATCGCATCTGACCGGGCGTTTGCGGCAATGCTGCTGCAGGAGCTGGCGAAGGAAGATCTGGTCTGTGTGGATATTCCGCAGACGTTTATGAGCCTGACCAACCCGCTGAACGAAACCGAGCGGCTGCTGAAAGAGGGCAAGGTCACGCATGAAGCGAACCTGGTGGCCAGGTGGGCCTTTGGCAACGCCAGTATTGCGAAAAATGGCAACGGCCAGATTAAGTTGGTCAAGGAGCACAAGGGCCGGGCCGTGGTTCGCACCAAAAGGATTGATCCGGTAGCGGCCTGGGTGGATGCCATGGCCAGGGCAGTGTTCTATACGGGGAAGGTTGATTTGAGCGCTTCTATTCTCTCAGACGACTGGGGTATGTGATGGCTAAGGCTAAGCGCTATCTATCGGACATTCTGGTGGTGATCGGCCTCGCTATTTTGGTGGGCACTACGGCGACGATTGACTGGCGAGCGGCGCTGTATCTGGCCGGGTTAGCCTGCGTGATATTTGGCGTGCTGGTGGCGCTGGCGAGAAGGAGCGGCTCATGATTTTAGAAGCATTGTTTAGTAGGCTGCGAGCACGAAACGCGGCGGTGCAGCCGGGTATGTTGATGGCCACCGACAGCCTGATCAACTACTCTACTACCAGCGGGCAGACAGTTACGGAAGAGTCGGCGAAGAAGTTGGCGACTGCATATCGCTGCGGCAATATCATCTCGGACGATGTAGCGAAGATGCCCTTCCAGATGTACCAGAAGCGCGGCGGGACAATTACCCGCGTGGGTGTGGATGGTGTTTTGCGCAACCTGGCATATTTATGCGAAATCCAGCCGAACCGATGGCTAAGCCCGTTCCTATTCAAAAAGGCGCTGACGCTGTGGATGATTTATTGGGGCAATGCATATATCTGGATGCCTGTGAGCCGAAACCGGGAAATGTACATCCTGCCATCGAACTCGTGTGAACCCGTTTTCGATGAAAACAATGATCGATGGTATGAGGTGACATTCACGGACGGCGATAAGCAGTACATCCCGGATGTGGAGGTGCTGCACCTGATGATTAACAGCTCGGATGGCATCATAGGTAAGTCGGTGCTCCGCTATGCCAAGGAAACGCTGGGCAGACAGTTGGGCGCCCACGAAACCGAAGACAAGTTTTATGACCAGGGACTGAACCCGGCGGGCATCATCTGGATGGCGGGCGATATCAACAAGGAAGCACGCGAAAAGGTACGCGAGGCATACGAAGAGTCGATGAGCGGCAGTTCTAACGCCCACCGGCTGGCGATCCTGGATCAGAAGGTGACCAAGTTTGAGCCGATCACGATGAAGGCAACCGACATGCAGTTCTTAGAGTCGATGCAGCTGACGGACGTGGACATTGCAAACTATTTTGGGATGCCGTTGCACAAAATCAACATGGGCAAGCAGGCATACAACAGCAATGAGCAACAGAACCTGGACTACTTGAATACGACCCTGGATCCGTTCCTGGTGCAGTGGGAGCAGGGCGCGGTCATCAAATGGCTGACGGTGCAGGAGCAGGTTTACACATATTTCCGCTTCAACCGAGACGTGCTTTTACGAACCGATGCAAAAAGCCGGGGCGAATACCTGGAGAAGAAAGTGTTCTCTGGGCAGTTGACCCCGAACGAGGCCCGGGCGATTGAAGACATGAGCGCCTATGAGGGCGGAGACCGGTATTACATACCGGCAAATATGGTGACTATTAAAGGAGGTGAGTGATGCCTATTCGATGCTTCGAGGGCAATGCCAGGCCGAACGAGCCGTTTTGGCGGGTGCGCAATGCAGAAGAAACCGGCAGCGAACCGGAGATGGAGATGTACGGTTATATCTCCGAGTTTAGCTGGTTCGATGATGACGTGACCCCGGCAATGTTCAAAGATCAGCTCTATGCTCTGGGCCAGGGCGGGCCGATCACGGTGCGGATCAACAGCGGCGGCGGCGATGTGTTTGCTGCCAGCGTGATTCGTGCGACGATGGCCGACTACCCCGGGCATATCACAACCAGGATTGACGGCATGGCAGCCAGCGCGGCGGTGATCGTAGCGATGGCAGGCAAGACGATCAAGATCCAGGATACAGCCTATATGATGATCCATGACCCGGCCTTCAGTGTGATGTGGGCCACCCTGGACATTGAGACCCTGGGGCGGATGCACGAGACGTTAAAGGCAATCAAAAGCGGGATCGTGGACACGTACCAGAGCAAGACCGGGATGAGCCGGGAACGCCTGGCAAAAATGATGAGCGAAGAAACCTGGATGAGCGCAAGCGAAGCGGTGAAGCTGGGGTTTGCGGACCAGGTATTAGGCGGCGACGGCGCGGCGCAGAATATGACCGTGCTGAACGCTGTGCAAAACTACCGGAATGTCCCGGCTGCGCTGTTGTTGGCGGCTACAAAAACGCCTGACACCAGGCCGGATATAAGCGACGCGGAGAAACGGTTCCGCGCAGAAGTTAAGCTCGTTCTAGGAGGCGAGTGATTCATGGCTAATTTGAAACCGTATTACGACGCTGCGCAGCAGGCAGAAACGTTGGTACAGGAAACTGCCCAACGGATTGATGATCTGTTCAACAGCGGCAAGTCCGAAGAAGCGCTGAACCTGCGGGCAGAACTCGAAGGCGCCAAGGCCAAAGCCAAGGATGCCAACGATCTGTACCTGAGCATGCGCTCAACCGGGGATGCCAGCGACCCAGCTCGCAAGCTGGTGGCTGGCAGCGGCGAGAATCTGAATATCGGCATGTCCGATAAGGATCTGCGTAATTACTCGCTGATACGAGCGATTCGGGCAGCGGCCAACTCGCATAACGACCCGCGGGCATGGAACGAAGCCGGGCTTGAGCTGGAAGCCAGTCGAGCGATGGCCGAGAAACTGAACCGCGAGCCGAAGGGTTTCTTCGTGCCCTACGATGTGCAGACTGCCAAGCGGGTTGTGAATACCCAGTCAGTGGGCATTCCTACTGCAGGCGGTTACCTGAAGGCCACCGAACTGCTGGCAGACTCGTTCATCGACATCTTGCGCAACAAGATGGTGATGCGCCAGGCCGGCGCCACCGTGATGACCGGGTTGGTGGGCGATATTGACATCCCCAAGAAAACCACCGGCAGCACCGCTTACTGGATCGGCGAAGGGTCCAGCCCGACCAAGAGCAACCTGGTCTTTGGACAGGTTGCAGGACGCCCGCGCACTGTGGCGGCTTATGTCCAGCTGACCCGCCGGTTCATCAAGCAAAGCAGCCTGGACGCTGAGGCGATGGTACGTGACGACCTGGCCAGTACTTTGGCGCTGGCTGTTGATTACGCTTCGCTGCACGGCATGGGCGCGGCGAATGAGCCTATGGGCCTGGAATTCCTGAGCGGCATCGGAAGCCAGGTAGGCGGCGCCAACGGTGCGGCTCCGACCTGGGCCAACATCGTCGGGTTGGAAACCGAAGTGGCGACCGACAATGCCGACTTTGGCCGGATCTCGTATGTGACCAACGCCAAGGTGCGCGGCAAGCTGCGCCAGACCTATCGCGTGGCGAACACCGATACCCCGGTCTGGTCGGATGACAACACCATGAACGGCTACCCGGCCTACGTGACCAACCAGGTGCGCAGCAACCTGACCAAGGGCAACCAGAGCCTTTCCAGCGCCATCTTTTATGGCAACTGGGCTGACCTGGTGTTCTTGTTCTGGGGCGGGTTAGACGTGATCGTTGACCCGTACACCAATTCGACCAGCGGCGATGTGCTGATCACTGCCATGCAGGATGCCGACATCGTCTTCCGCCGGGCGCAGTCGTTCGCGGCTATGCTCGACGCTTTGACCGCCTAACAAAGTATAGGGGCGGGTCATCCGCCCCTATATGCCTATATTCCTTGTGAGTTTTGGAGGATACCATGGACTCTATTTTGAAAGATACCACCATTGCGATTGAGGCGCTGAAAGCCGCTGACAACGAGACCCTGACCGGCACTGGTGTGGATATGCAGGGCTATGACGCGGTCGCTTTTGTAGTCGGAGCGCTGCAGGCCGAAGCGCTGAACTTCACCATCAAGGCACAGCAAGACAGCGATCCGGCCTTTGGCACGGCCGCTGACCTGCTGGGCACCTCTGTGGCCTTTGCAACCGGCATCGCCACGGACGGCCTGACCACGCTGGAGATTGTGCAACCGAACGAGCGGTATGTGCGCCCGATCATCGCCGTCCCCAACGCCAACGCAGCCACTCCGACCTTCTGCATCTCGATCCGCCTCAAGGCGAAAGACGTGCCGAAAGCGAACGACGGCGAGCTGCACCTGAGCCCGGCTGAAGGCACGGCGTAAGAGATGAAGGTCATCATCACCCGAAATACGTTTGTGCGCGGCGTGCCATTTGAAGCCGGGCCCGAAGCGGTTGATCTACCTGATGCAATTGCGCGGGAGCTGGTTGGGATTGGCAAAGCGCTCCGGGTGAAGGGTGATGCCGGCAAGGGGCTGGCTGAGGAAGAGAAGCCCAGCAAGCCCCTGCCGGAGATAACTCCGGACTTGAAGAGCCTGCCCTATCCGGTGCGGGCGAAGGTTAAGCCAAAAGGGAAGTAATTATGAAAACAACCCGAGTTGTGAATCTAAAAGGCGAAGTCGTCGGAACCGTGCAGATCGACAATGGCGACGGGACGTACACCGCGCTGGCGATTGCGACGACTACGGAAATTGCGGATAACGCCGGCGAGGGCGTGGCGCAAAGCGGGAATATCCCGGACTCCAGCGAAGGCGGGCAGGGACTGATCGAACTGGCGACCAATACGGAAGTGCAGGACGGGACAGACACCGGCAGAGCCGTAACGCCGGCAGGCCTGAGCGCCCGAACAGCCACAGATGCACGCACCGGCCTGGTCGAACTGGCAACTGCGGCAGAAGCGGCCACAGAAAGCGACAGCGCCCGGGCTTTGACGCCGGCGGCGCTGCGGCAAGGCGCGCCCACCCTGGGAGCAGGAGCAGGCAGCCTAGCGGCCATGTTCCCACAGCACTACCAGACGGCCCCGGACGCAGCCAGCGCAACCGCTGTACATGCGGCCGTGCAACTGGCTGCGTCTGCCCAGGATGTGTCCAGCGGAATCACCAGCCCGGACGTGCCGCGCAACGTGACCGTCAAAGGGAACATAGCTGGGGTTGCCGGGAATGTGGTGGTCAGCGGAACCAACATCGAAGGCACGGCAATCACTGACACGATTGCTCTGAATGCCAACACAGAAGTTGAGGGCGCCAAGGCATTCAAAACCGTGACAAACATCAACTTGCCAGCTCAAACGCACGCGCCAACTGCCCAGCAGGAAACTGCGACCGCAGCGGGAAGCATTACCACATCTGGCAATGGCACCGCGACCGTGACTGCAGACGGGATGAGCAACAGCCCGAAACAGGTCAATTTCGCGGTGCTGCAGGGCGTTGACCAACAGGAAACGGCCACGGTAGTAGGAATCATCGCGACGTCTGGCGATGCCAAGGTGACCGTGACTGCAGACGGCATGAACAACAGCCCGAAAGACGTGGCTGCAGCCGTGCTGGCGGGAACTGCACAGGTTGAAACCGCAACCGTTGTAGCGGCAGGCGATATCACCGGCGCCGGATTTGCCAAGAGCGTGATCACGGCGGCTGGCATGAGCGGCAGCCCGATCACGGTCAAAGAATACGTGGCGGCAGGCGATACAGCAGCCGAAGTGGCAGCTGCACTGCGGGCAACCATAGGCCTGGACAGCCGGATCACGGATATGTTCACGATCAGTGGAGCTGGTGCAGACATCGTGCTGACCCGGAAAGCCGCGGCAGCCGACGATGCTACCCTGAACATCACGGTGGAAAACGACACCTGCACGGGCATCACCGATGACGTGACCAGCACGGACACCACGCCAGGCGTGGCCCCGGACAATGCCAGCGCAGTGGCGACCAAAATCCGCACAGCGCTGGGATTGGACGCGGACG